ATTGCCGAGGTTCAACTTGAAACTAAACGACCGCGCAACTTCAATCAACTTACGAGGTTCAGGCTCAATGATTGTAACTGGCTGAATCGAACGCGATTCCATTCGCGTCCTGCGATTTACCGCCTTTTTCATGCCACACAACTCCTGCTATTATTTTACTCTGGTTGCGGCGCAAACGCAATAAAAAACGACCTACCGATGAGACTGAGCGCACGCCTGCGAAACTGCATTCGCCATCTGAACGGGTTTCTTTTTTGCCGGAAGCAGTAGATCACGCAGTAATGATTGCGCCTTCTGCGTCATGGACATCGCATCCGTAGCTGCCGCCATCCGTAAAGCATGATGCACGTCCGGGGAAAGGAACAAGGAGAATTTTACGGCCTCTGCGGCCTCTTTTGATTTCGCCATACCGCAAGTGTAGCGCATTGCGGATAAAATGCAACCGAAAACTACTCACCGGACGGCCAGAGTACGCCGGATACATCACAACCATACGCCAAACAACAATTATCAATATCTGGACGGACGCTGACCGGACGCACATTTTCCGCTTGCATCGTGCCGCAATTGGAGCAATAATAGTGGACATGGGAACAGCAATCAGAGTCGATAAGATCGACAACCGATTTGTCGCCCGATGCAGCTACGATCAGAGGGAAATACTGAAAGGTGCCGGATTCCGTTGGGATGCGGCGCGGAAACATTGGTACACCACGGACGCAGCCATCGCCGCCAAACTCAGCGACACCGACACAATCATCGCAGAAGTCGCCGCCAAAACCGCAGCCAAGGCCGAACGCATCGAAGCATCACGGGCCGCAACGGCCAACATTGAACTGCCCTGCCCCGAAGGGTTGGCGTACCTTCCTTATCAGCGGGCCGGGATCGCAGCCGCGCTTGGCCGCAATAATGTTTTATTTGGTGATGAAATGGGCCTCGGGAAAACAATTCAGGCCATCGGCATTATCAACGCCGATACCAGCATCAATAGAATTCTGGTGGTTTGCCCTGCCAGTCTCCGGTTGAACTGGAAGCGGGAAATGGACCGCTGGCTAATCACGCCCCGCACTATCGGAATCGTGAACGGAACCGATTGGCCGGATGGTACAGACATTACTATCATCAATTACGATGTGCTCCACAAACACATAGAGAAACTCTACGGCACCACTTGGGATTTAGTTATCACGGACGAAGCGCACTACCTGAAATCGAAGGACGCCCGCCGTTCCAAAGTGGTTTTCGGAATTGATGACTACGCCGCGAAAAAGGCAAAATGCGAACCGACGCCAGGCATACAGGCCCGCCGCAAGGTTGCGCTCACCGGAACCCCTATCCCCAACCGCCCGATAGAAGGCTACGGACTTTTCCACTGGCTTGCGCCGGATAAATTCAAGAACTTTTTCCAGTACGCCATCCGGTTCTGCGCTGGCCACCAGACGCGGTTTGGATGGGATTTTACCGGCTCCAGCCACCTCGACCAATTACAAGACTCGCTACGGGAAAACATCATGATCCGGCGTCTCAAAGCTGACGTACTGACGGAGCTTCCCGCGAAACGCCGTTGCATCATCGAAATCCCGGCCAATGGAGCAAGCGACTATGTTGCCCGCGAAATGGAAGCATGGGAACGGCAGGAAAGCGAAATCGAGAACTTACGTGTCAAGGCAGAACTTGCCAAAGCCGGGAGTAAGGAAGAATACGAAGCCGCCGTCTTGATGCTCAGGACCGCCGCCACCGCAGCATTTACGGAAATGAGCAAACTTCGACACGATACCGCGATGGCAACCGTGCCTTACGCCTGCCAGCACATCATACAGGCACTCAATGACGGCGGTGGAAAGATCGTCGTAATGGCGCATCACAAAGATGTAGTAAAAGCGATTATGGACGCGATGAAAACCGAAGGCATCGAAGCGGTACAACTGACCGGGGATACCCCGATGCAGACAAGACAGGACAACGTGGATCGGTTTCAATCCGATCCGAAATGCCGGGTTTTCGTCGGAAACATTCAGGCCGCCGGCGTAGGCATCACATTAACCGCAGCCGCCCACGTAATTTTTGCGGAACTGGATTGGGTTCCGGGTAACATCACGCAGGCCGAAGATCGCTGCCACCGAATCGGCCAAACCGATAGCGTTCTGGTGCAGCACTTGGTACTGGAAGGCTCACTCAGCGCACGTATGGCTAAGGTTCTGATTGAAAAACAGGAAATCATAGATCGCGCCTTAGACCGTATAAAAGAAGAACCGGAAGCCCCGGTTATCCCGACGCGCCACCGGGCCGCCACGGAAGGGACAACACAAGATAAACTTCAGGCTATAGCCGAAACGCTGAAGCCGGAACAGATTGCAGCGATTCATAAAGGACTTCGTATCTTGGCAGATATGGACGAAGATTTCGCCAGAGCGGTAAACGGTGTCGGCTACTCTAAGATGGATGTAGCCATTGGACACTCGCTGGCCGAACGAGCGCATCTTAGCCCACGGCAGGCCGCGCTTGGCCTGAAGCTGGTCAACAAGTACCGCCGGCAACTCGGGCCGGAATTAGTCGCCACGGCAAAGGGCGAATCGAAAGAAACAGCCGTTGTAAACGACTAGGTTTTCGGTATAGTAGATTTGTCGGGTAGCTCCGACGCGGGACTGGCATTACAGGGATCGTCCTTTTCAACCCCGAGGGCGATCCCGGCCACCTTCCGAATAATCGGGGTGTGAGGTTGATCTGCAAACAAAAACATCGCATTGCCATGTTCCGGGGTGCCGGAAAGCATCAGGTGGATTCATGTGCAAGGACCATAGCGCAATGATTCCTTTTGACCTGAAGAAGGCGTTACGGAAAGCTTGGAAAACCAGCAGCTCCCTGCCCGAAGAACAGCGACCACAAGAAGCAAAATTCCTGTTCGCCACGGCCTTGCAACTGATCTATGAAGCGGGCATGCCCAAGTACAAAATTCATGGCGTAGACCACGGTACAGAGGACCAGCAATGAGCAAATCGCCATCATTCCAGTGGTATCCGAAGGACTGGGAAACGGACGAAACAGTACTATTGATGACGTTCGCGGAACGGGGATTTTACGTCACATGTCTGAACTACGCATGGCTCAATGACGGGCTACCGGAGCACCTGGAACAGCTACACAAGGTACTCGGCGGAAGCCGTTCTGAGACAAAAAAGCTCTGGAATTCTGTAAAAAAATCGTTTTTTTTTGACGGAAAACGGTGGAGAAATGAAAAACAAGAAAGGCAAAGACAAGCGAGTATCGAATTCTCAACTAAACAAAAATTGTCGGCTAAGTCCCGTTGGCTCAACAAAACGCCTATGCCACTGCATATGCCAGACTCATGCGATGGCAATGCGACCGCAGATGCACTGGCAATGCAATCGCAATGCTCTCCTTCTACTTCTGCTTCTGCTACTCCAAAACAACAACAACAACGCGCGGCTACCGCCGCTTGGTTTGCGGAGGTTTTTTGGAAGGCTTGGCCGGTGAAGGAGAACAAACCCGCTGCCGAGAAAGCCGCACGCAAGATCAAACCCGAGGAACGCGATGCAGTGGTTCGCGGAGTGGAAAACTGGACCGCTAGGATTTTGGCGATGGACCATCCGATCCACGCGAGCACCTGGTTAAACAACCGGCGATGGGAAGACGAGCCGCGCCCGGTAATCCACCAACCGCATCGGTTCTTCGATGAACCGGATACCAGCCAGCCGGAAGCATGGCCGGGGCAGCATCGCGGGCAACCGAATCCCGGCCTGATCGGAGATGACTTTTGATCCAACTCGAAAAGCAGGAAATCGAAACGTACTACCGGACTCGCGTGCCGGGATTGCGACGGGTTCAGGGATCGGTTCGTGGTCCCTGCCCGGTGCATGGCGGAAAAGACATGAATTTCGCGGTGGATGTGGAAACCGGGCAAAGTTTCTGCCATTCGCAATGCAATCGGGGATGGGATGTCTTTTCGCTCGAAATGGAACTTGCCGCCTGCGATTTCATTCGGGCCAAAGCGGAAGTCTTTCGGCTAGTCGGCAGGCCCGCGCCGATTTGGCAGGAACGTGATTACGTGGCGACTTACGATTACACGGACGCAGAGGGTAATTTGCTGTACCAGGTAGTGCGGAAGACGCCGGGGCCGGATGGCAAGAAGCGGTTTTTGCAACGCCGCCCGAATCCGAACCATCCGGGGAAATGGGATTTTGGCCTCGGGAACGTTTCGCTTGTCCCATACCGACTCCCGAAATTTGCCACGAGTGACCTGATTTTCGTCGTGGAAGGCGAGAAAGATGTTCATTCGCTAGAACGGGTCGGACTCGTGGCGACTTGCAACAATGGCGGGGCCGGAAATTTCAAACCGGAGCTTGTTCCGTATTTCGCCGCCAAGCGCGTTGCAATCCTAGCGGACAACGACGAGGTAGGGAGGAGGCATGCGGAGGCCGTGGCGAGGCTCCTGACGCCAACAGCGGCCAATTTAAAACTGGTTGAGATACCGGATTTGCCGCTCAAGGGCGATGTTTCCGATTTTTTGGCTTCCGGTAGAACCGGAAATGACCTTTTGGCCCTGTATGAATCCGCACCGGATTGGAACCCGGAATTCCAGTTTGAAGCTCCCATCCCGCACGAGAACGACAAATGGCTGCGGTCATTCGGGCAGGCGGTACACGAGGCCGGCGGATATGAGGGATTTTGGCGAAGTCTGGAGAATGAGGGCATCCCGACGCCATTCCCCGGTCTGACGAAAAAACTAGGCGGGTTACGGAATGGGGAAGTATACGTAATCGGCGCACGTTCAGGGCAGGGGAAAACATCGCTGGCGTTACAGTTTGCCGGGACGGCTTTATCGCAACGCACCTCGGTGCTCATGTTTTCGATGGAGATGGGATATCGGGATTGTTTTCAACGCATGGCGGCGATTCAGGCGCGGGTAGATTTATCGGCATATCGCAGGCTCAAGCGCATGGATCAGGGATCAGTATTGCTGGCTGAATACGAGGAAGCCTTACGCGAATCCACTTCGCGATTAGCCCGCGCCCCCATGTACTGCACAACCAAGACCGGCGTGACACCTGAATTTTTGATTGAAGAATCCAAACGGATGAAAGCCCAAGCGGGCATCGGGCTGGTGATTATCGACCATATGCAACTGATGGGGTCCACTGGGAAGCAAAAATCAGAATACGAAAAATTCACATCTATCAGCAGGGCAACGAAGGAGATCGCGGTGGAACTGGATGTGCCGTTGATTCTTGTATCTCAGGTGAGCAGGACCAACGCCACGGAACGGCGCACGGAACTGGAAATGAACGATCTTCGGGGAACCGGGGCTATCGAGGAAGACGCCGCCGGCGTGCTGATGCTGTATTACGATTCCGATGATTTGAAAGCGGTTAAGAACGATCCATCTAGCGAGCGGATGAAACGCGGGCCGATCAAAAGTTGGCTCAAAATAGCTAAGAACAGATATGGGACTAGCGGGACTTACGAAGCCCTGTGGCACATGAAAGCATTAACCCGATTCGATGAATGCGAACGGACGGAGCAACACAATGGAATGCACTAAATGTAAAGCCTCGGCGGAAGGATGGCCGGATAGGGATGGCGGCGAATTGTGCCAGAACTGTTGGGAACGAGAATGCGATGCCGAATGGTGGGAATTCATCACAGAAATTTCACTTGCGGTACATGCGGCGGTAGAGTAATATTGATACCATGAGCCACCTGTGGACGCCTGACGACATTGCGCTGGCGCGGCGCGAATGGCGCGTAATCATCCCGCCTGATGCGCCGCACGATCCGCTGGAGTATCGCCTGTGGGTTCTGCATCGCCGATGTGAACTGCTCAGAACTGCGCTAGCGTGCGCAACGCTTGTGGCGGGAGTGCTCGGCGGCGCGGTCATTTACTTGTTGGCGAAAGGATAACGAAAATGAACAACGAAAAGACTCAGGCGGAACTCGTAATCGACGGCATGGCCGACGTATTCGCTCTTGCGACTACAGGATTTGAGGAGTTTTATCAAGAGGCTGGAGAAAAGAAATCCGGCAACTCCAGCACGTCCGCAGCCTCCGGCTACTACAGCGCGTCCGCAGCCTCCGGCTACTCCAGCACGTCCGCAGCCTCCGGCAACTCCAGCACGTCCGCAGCCTCCGGCAACTCCAGCACGTCCGCATCCTCCGGCGACTACAGCACGTCCGCAGCCTCCGGCAACTACAGCAAGTCCGCATCCTCCGGCGACTACAGCACGTCCGCATCCTCCGGCTACGGCAGTGCTGCGTCTGCGCTCGGCTATCGTGCTGCGGTAAGTGGCGACATGGGCAATCTACTGATGGCGTCTGAGTACGTTGTCGAAAACGGCAAGCATAAACCCGTTGGTGGAAAGGCCGATCTGGTGGACGGGGAAAAACTCAAGCCGAATTGCTGGTACATCGTGGAAGGTGGCGAGTGGGTGGAAATTGATTTGTCCGATGGCGTATTCACCAGAGTTATCGCAATAAAGGGCAACGTCAAGAAAGTCAAGGCCGATAACGGCGATGTGCTCTACGTAGTCCGCGACGAGAATGGCACAACGGCTCACGGCGAGACGATCAAAGAGGCCCGCGAATCCCTCGTATACAAGTACGTCGCCGAGTTCGATGGTGAGTTGCCGAAGGAAACCACGGGCGCGGAGTGGATCGGCATTTACCGTGCCGTAACGGGCGCGTGCGCTCAAGGTGTACAGATGTTCGTCGAAGCCGCTGGACACGATCTCAGCAAGACGTACACCGTAGCTCAGATCGTGGAGATGACGCAGGGACAGTACGGCGCAGAGAAGTTCACAGAGAAGGCGAAAGGATAACGA